CGGTGTCGTTTCCGTCCGTTTCGGTTGTTTCCTCTGTCGGGTCGGGTTCGTCTGTCGGGTCGGGGTTTTCCTTTGCCGTTTCCAAATCAGCCGCCAAAGCGTTGTAATTATCCCTTTCCAAACCCCAACTTGAAGCAAGTTTAACCGAAATTTCGGTGTCAAACATCGCATTAATTTTCTCAACTGCATTTTGTCTTTCTTTTAGCATATTATCCACATACGGCAAAAGTACGTCCACATTCATAGATACCTCGCCCAAATTGAGGCGTTCACGCTTCATATTATAATTTGCGTTTAACCCCAATTCGTTGTACATACTCGCTTTGTAGTATTGTATCAGTTCAATAAGTTGCGTAATATACACGCTGTTTGTGGTCGGGGCTGTCTGCATATTTACGCCTTTGAAAAAAGCGTTTTCCCCGATAATTGAAAACTCGCCGTCTTGTATCTTGCGCAAAAATTCCTCGGCACTTTGTTTCGTATTGTCATCGCTGGCACTTATCAGCATTGTAATTCGGGTCAAAATGCTTGCCGTGTTCAACGAAATAAGGCCGTCAGTATGTAAGACGGCATAACGCCCGATAAGCGGCAAAAGGCTTTCGCCGTTGCTGTCATTCTCAATCAAAACCCCATCTTTCTGTATATCGTAGGTTTTGTTTAACTTTAATGCAGGGTTCGCCACGGTGTAAAGCGTTGCCCGTCCGTAAACATCGGGTTCGCCGCCTTTGCCGCCCGAAAGCGCATACAAAACCCCGTCCACGCTGGTAACAAAGGCGTTGCCCGTGGTCTGCAAAAGCCGCTCCAATTCCTTTTGAGGTATGCTGTCGGGCAAACCCTCATACTCAAACATACTTTGAGTTTTCGCCAACGTGTTTGCCATAAATTCGGTTACGGCGGTGTCTTTGTCCCTTACTTGTTGCTGGTACAACTTGTAAATGTTATCTTTCCTTTTCATCTGTCAAAACTTTAATAAGCGTTGTTAATTCGGCTAACACTTTCGTGTTTTCGGCGATAGTGTCTTTCAGGTGTTCCGTTTCGTCTTGGTGCGCCTGCCTTTGTTTCACCATATACCAAAACAATGCCCCACACATCACAATCGGAAAACCCAAACTTGAAATGATTTGAATAATAGTATTTGCGTCCATATCAATAAAGTTTTAGTTCCTATTGCAAAGGTAGGCATTTATTTCGTAAAACGTGCGGTTCGGCACGAAATTTGCACCAAACCGCCCGTTATTTTCATTTCAGCGAAACAAGGTTTGTCTTTGCGCTCGTAATTAAATAGTTTCTCACTATTTCGCCTATCTCGTTATCTTGGTAGAAAACTTTGTCTATTGCAAAGAAACGTGCTACTTGTTGTTCCACGTAACTTGCCGTGCTTAACAACTTGCGTTTGTAGTTCGGTTTGCCGTTCATTTCAAGCGAATAAATCAAAGCGTTTTCCTCATCTTTTATCGGGGTTGTCTTTGCGTGTATGTACGTGAAACATTCGTTGCCTACTTGGATAATGTTACCCTGCAAAACAACATCGTTAAACTTGATATAGTACACAAACAACACATCTTTCGGCTTGTACTTGCACGGCAAATGCGGATATACTGCAAGTTCCCATTTACCGCCCGTAATCATCTGCAAATTTTGGTTGTCGAAACAAAAGTATTTGTTACTGGCTTTGTGTTGTACTATCGTGCTGCAATACTCCACCGCCACGATTGCGCCGTGTTCACCAAAGCGGTATATATCTATCGTTCCCTGCTCCATAAACGGCACTTGCTTCAATCCCATTTCGGTAAAGTACGGGCAAAACTTGTTTACCGTGTTCCCCAACATAAACACTTTAACATCGTTGCGCTGGCGTATTATCGTACTCAAAAGGTTCATAAATAACATAAACTCATCGGGCAAATAATACCGCCGTGTCAAAAACTCATCAAAGACTATCGTTGTGACATTCGGGTAACTGCTGCTTTTTTCGTGTTCCTGCTCTGAAAGGCAAAAGCCATAACAAAACGGGGTCGGGTCGGGTGTCCGCTTGTTTTTCTCTGCATCGTAGAAAGATAAAAACCATTTGTTCGACATATAGAACACTTCGTTAAATTTGCCATCTGTCAGTTCCTCAATAAGCCCGTTTGCCACGTGATTTGCAAACAGACTTTCGGCACGTTTGCCCCGTAAATCCTCACGCCACCGGCGTATATACGCCATTTGCTTGCCCGTCTTGATATAGTTTTCCAAACCATATTTTAAGGCTGCATAAGTCTTGCCGTTTGACCTTTCGCCAAATATAACATTATAGTCGGCGTTCTTGCTTAAAATCGCTTTCAAGTCGTAAAATTTCGGCTGGTCTGTCTTTGTCTTTCTTGTTGTCATACTCTTATTATTTTAGTCCTTAAATTTAATACCTCTCAAATAGTTTATGTACATAACCGAAAGGGAAAGGCTGTACCCTGTCGGCTCTAAATGTACGCCCGTGCGTTCGTTGTAATGCGCCGTGCTGCCTTTGTAGTCGGTTATCTCTCCTTGTATCTCATAGTCAATATAAGTATGTATGTTTTTGCCCGTTGCTTGCGGCGGTATATCCAAATAGTTGGTAAACGCATCAAATATCCCGTTTGCCCCGTACTTTTCAATAAGATACGGTATCGCCGCCTTTTTGTTCACGCCCGACACGGTTAAACTGAAATCGTATGCCCGTCCGTTTGCTTTTAGGGCGTTCGGTTCTTGCACCATATACCTTTTAGCTCCCAGCGTCTTAAACCGTGTATATGTACCCTCGAAATCCCAAACGCCCAAAGTCTTTGTTATGCCTTTTATCGTTTGCGGCTCGCAAAGCGAAAACGGCAAACCGTGGTACTTGCAGGCGGCTCGCAATTTCATTTGCACCTGTATATTATAAGCCTTGAAATACGCTTCATGTGCCTTGCCGTTCATTATCTTAATGCTGTCGGTGTCGCTGTAAATGTAATCGTCTTTTGCTTCGTGTATGCCCGTGAAAAGGTTGCGCCGTGCGTATGCGGTTACGAAAATGCCCCACGGGTAAAACAAGAAACGGTTTTTGCTGGTGTTGTATTTATATAGTAAATCCTGCTTTTGTTCGGCTGTCATTGAGTTAATATCCCATTCGCCATTATATGTAAACTCATCACGCAAAGGGTTGGTAACACTCATACCGTAACAACTGTTTAACATTTCTTTGCTGTTTAGGTACTCCACTTCTTTGCCCTCAACACCTTTTAATTTCGTCTTGCTCTCGTACAAATGCAGGATAGATTTTACAAACGGGGTCGGCAAATAGTCTTTCTTGTAACAATACATTTCACCCACTCGCATACTTTCCCACGAATAAAAGTTTTTGATTATATGAAAGTCCACGTCCGTAATTGTCAGCGCAATTTTTGAAGCCGCCACAATACGCCCGTTATTCTCGCACGGGTTTTCTTTCACAAAACATTTGCTTGCCGAAATCGGGTTGTCTTGCGTTTCGCTGGCAAATATGTTGGTAAACTCAATATCAAACACGCAACAATACTTTGATATTAAAAACTCAAATTGCGCCATACTCTTAACCGTGATTGCAACGCCTTTCGACATCGGGTATTTTTCCGCTATCATTACATACGGGTAACTGCTTGTAAAGTCGTAACTATCCACGTCATACATTATTTCGTCTGTATATTCGGCGTTGGCGTGTGTAAAGCCGCCTGCAAACGCACGTTGCAGCATATTAAATTCATTCATACCCGTTATTTGTAGTTCCTGCATCAGGTTTACGTAATCCCAATTTGGTACTGTCTTTCCTGCATCGCTTTTTTCACGCAAACAATGCGCACGACAATACTTACGCACAAACCCCGTTTTCGTTATCGGTATGTGGGTTATCCCCTTGCTTTCCTCTATACGTTCCTGTATGTAGCACATCACGACTTTAATATCGTTTATGCAATAATGTATTTCCGCATCAGTTAGCGGCGTTTCGCTGTGCCTTATTTGCTGGTAGTCCAAATCGCCCACGGCTTTTGCACACTTGTATTTCATAAGTTGTTCGCCCAACTTTGCAAGCGAATAACCCGAAAGCAAGTAACTACAACGAAACTCAATGTTACCCGTTGTTATCGCATAAATCGGTTTACGTAAATCAATACTGAAAACCCGTTGCCACTCAAACCACTTGCGCAAAAACTGAAATTCATAAGATAGGTTATGCGCATACACAATAAGGCGTAATTTGTCATTCAGTTGCAAAACCTCGCTTACGGTCTGCATCATCGTGACAAACTCGCCCCACGTGCGCCCCATTATTGTATATCCGTTTATGCCAAACTGCCAAACGTACATTATTGCGGCTTTCTCTAATTTCGCCTTGCGCCCGTTCCCGTCCTGCATACGCTGCATTTGCTCGTATGTGTACGCCCGTCCGTCCGTATCACGGTAAAAACTTGTCGTTTCAATATCAAAGGCGCACGGCACGTTGTAAAACCGTTCGCCCTTGCTGTTTCCGATAATGTTCTTTTCGTTTACGGCACGTTGCAAGACGCTTGCAATTTCGGTCGGGCTGTTTATTCTTTCTTGTAACTCAAAAGATATTTTTTTCATAACCCGAATTTATTAAAACCTTGTAGTATTCGGTCTATATCATCATCTATTTTGTTTGCCGCTTCATTTGCGGCTCTCTCTATTTCGTCATCAATCGCCCGTGAAATGCTTTCGGCTTCGCTCTCTATTTGGGTGCTTATATCCCGTGCGCTTTGCTCCATTTCGCCCGTGAAATCCTTGTATCGCATCAAATAACGCTCCACGAAATCACTATCTGAAACGCTGTTTAACTTGCCTTGCAAGTTCCTTGCCATAAGGTTGTACTCATCGGGCGTTAAATCGTACACACGTTGCAGGTGTTGCCCGTACTGCCTGGCACCTTGCGCCGTGCTGGTGGGCTGGCGTAAAAACGAAATCGCCTTGCCGTACTCAACTTTTAAGGCGTTCCAATCGTGCTTCATTGAAAACTTTGTGTACCCCTCTATATCGCCTTTGTTCAACGCTTGCACGGCTGGCGAAAGTTGTCCGCTTTGCTCTATATTCTGAATACGGCGGTTTGCCATTTGGAAAACCCTTGCAATCTCTTTTCGCATTTCGGGGCTGCTTTCAACGGCTTGCAAAATCTCTCTCTTTAATTTTATCCTGCTTGTTTTCGCATATACGGACGGCGAAAAATTAACCTTGATTTTTACCATAACGCTATTATATTAAATAGGGGTTACAAACATTGCAACCCCTACAAAGTTAAACATAACTTCCAAACTCTTACAAGTCCACAAATGAAATAGAGTAACACTTCTTGCCGTGGCTCTCGTACTCGTAAATAGTGTACCCGACTTTGCCGTCTTTGATAGTTTGTACCGCCTCATCATCGGCAAGAATTTCACGCACCGTTTCGGCGGTGTGGCTTGGTAGGTTCACCAACCGTTTGTTTTCCTCATCAATAATTACGGGGCTGTCGCCTAATTGTGATTTGTGGACATAAAGCCCATTGATTTTGTGTACCACATCTTTGCCGCCCTCATTTTCAGAGTTGAACATATCGGCTAACTTGGTGTACTGAAAATCGGTTGTGTCAATGCCAAACGTGGTCTTGTTAAATTTACTTGCAAAACTTTTCATTGTAGTAATCTTTTAATTGTTAAACTTGGTGTTAAGTGTTATTCGGCTGTCTGTCCTTGCGGTTCACCGTCAAACGGCAAATTCGGTTCGGGGTTGGCTTGCGGCTTCAAGTCCATAAGCCACGCACGAAAGCGGTTTATTTTCATAACTGCCCTTTGATTGCGGCATACTTCATTACACGCCATAAGGCTACCCAAAGCCGACAAAGCGGCAAACGAAAACTCGTCAAATGCGTTTCTTTTTTCTTCGTTCATTGTAGTAAACTTTTAATTGTTAAACTTATTGTTATTTTGTTTTTGGAAACTTCACCGTACCGCCGTGGTAGATATACGTTGTATCGGTTGTTATTATCACTGCTTTGCCGCTGCTTGCGCTTTCACGTTGTACGCTGCAACCCTGCAAGATTGCAGATAAAAACAACATCGCACCACATACGGCAAAAATCATAACACACATTGCAACTTCTTTAATTGCTTCTTTCGGTTGCTCTCTGAAATGCTGTATCAACTCTTTCATAATTTCAAAATGTTTAATTGAACACTGCAAAGATACAACATTTTTCTAACATACAAGCATAAGCGCACAAATTATTTTCGTTTTAACTTTTCTTAACTCTTGGTGTTGTGTTCCACGTGAAACAATTTCACGGGCGCACACGCATAACAAAAACCGTGCCAAAGTCGGGTGCGAAATGTTAAATTTTGGTAAGGGCGACCCATAGCAAAAAGCGTGCCACAGTGTGTTAGCAAATGTTAAAAGTGGGTTGGGATATGTTAAATAGGGGTCAGTAGCGTACCTTTAG